CATCGAAGGTTTACCTCTCGCCAAAAAGAAGGTCAAAGAACATCTTGTTTTGGACTGGATGCGCCCCAAATCCTGCTCCAAACACAACCTAGATACAATAACCTCAGATGACAAATTTGTTAAAGAAATCATCTTCTATCCGGCCTTTTGTCATTCGGGCAGGGCAATGGTCGTAAAATCCTTTTTAACGCGACAGGAGTTGGAAAGTTATGAATATTCCGACACTTATGCGCGCTTTAAGGTGGAGGGTATGATGAAAAAAGCTGGTTTGATTGGGAGACGCGACGGAGACTATAAATTGTCAGTCGAAACTCAGTCCCGAGAAGTTAAAAAATATAAAATGTCAGAGTACGAAGATACAGACAATCTTAAATTTATATACAATTCAGGTCCAAAGTATGATATAATAGAAAACGATTCTTACTTAGAGAAACTTAAAGATTATTTTGGAAAAAGGGTCACAAAATAAACACGCCTTTCATCTGGCAGGGATAATACCAGTCGCCGGTCAAGCACTGGACTTTGAATTTCCTTGGCACGATAGCCTCCAGCCGATTGCGAAGAACTACCTTGCCATTGAGCGCTCGGTGATTGAATGTGCTTATGCTGGTTGCGAGACGATTTGGATTGTTTGTCACGATGACATGCAGCCTCTAATCAAGCATCGTCTTGGAGATTACGTTCAGGATCCTTTGTGGGCTTTCCGACGATTTGATCCAATCCCGAGAGACAAACAGAAACTAATTCCAATATTCTACGTTCCAATCCACCCGAAAGATAGAGATAAGAGAGACTGTCTTGGCTGGAGCGCACTGTACGCCGCGAGCGCAGCTTATAATACAATCAGGTCTTTGAGCAAGTGGGTCGTTCCGGACAAATACTACGTTTCGTTTCCTTACGGAGTTTATCAGCCTTGGACAGTTCGCGAACACAGAAGCAAGATATCTGATGCTGGTGGCTTTTTTCTTTCACACGAAGGCAAAACAGTTAAAGACGGAGAATACTTGGGGTTTACTTTTGACGCAGATGATCATAAGGCGTGTGTTAAAAAGATTCGTCAGGAGGGAACAGGAGAAAAGGCTCCCGGCTCGAACTTCTCTAGTTCAGAGAGACTTCCTATTGAAGAAAGGTGGTCGGCTAGGTTTTTTTCTCTTGACAAAGTTTTTGAAAGTGTTAAAATAGATGGTGCAATGACGGTAGATACTTCTTGGTATTATAATATTGACAACTGGGATGGCCTGTGCGCCTATCTCGGTTCCAACGAACAGAAGGAAGTGAAAAAACCTTCATCCAACTATCTAAACAAACGGTTTACGTTTGAGGGAATAACACTGGAGAGACATGACGATTAATTTTGTAAACCTACACAATCACACAACATTTTCTATTTTTGACGGCATTGGTTATCCGTCCGATCATATGGACTTCGCGTTCGAGAATGGCTGCGATGCTCTAGCAATCACTGACCACGGCAACATGAACGCAATGTCTTATCAAGTGGAACACTACAAAAAGATGAAAGCCGAAGGAAAGAACTTCAAGGCGGTGTACGGCATTGAGGCATACTTTCTACCTTGTTTAGATACTTGGCGCCAAGAATACGAGAACGCGCAAGACAAAAAGAAAAAGACAAAAAAGAAGAGCTTCAAGCTTTCGGTCGAAGATGAAGGGGAAAGCAAAAAGGCAAAGGACCTTCTTCGTAAGCGCTCACATCTCATCCTTCTAGCCCAAAATCAAACGGGGTTAAATAATCTTTTTCAACTCGTTTCAAAATCTTACGAGGCTGAAAACTTTTATCGATATCCTCGAATGGATTATAAGATGTTGGAGGAACATAGCGAGGGCATCATTTGTGCCTCTGCCTGCCTTGGCGGCGTCTTTGCCTCAAATTACTGGGACAATAGAGAAGAAGGTCCTGAAGCTGTTATGTCCGCTATGCGCCAAACAGCGCAGCGCTTCAAGTCAATCTTCAGCGATAGGTTTTACGGAGAGCTTCAATGGAACGCTGTCCCAGAACAACACGAACTTAATAAATACATAATTGAGGTTTGTGATGAATATGACATAGAACTGATTTCAACGGCTGACGCTCACTATTATCACCCAGACCTTTGGAAAGATCGAGAGCTTTATCGCGCACTGGGCCCAATGGGTTCGTATACCAAAGAGCTGGCTGAGAGTCGCGAGGACTTGAAATATGAACTGTATCCAAAGAACGGCGAACAAATGTGGGAGTCTTATCTCAAGTATTCAAAAGAGTGCGAGGTGGAGTATGATGATGACCTCGTTCGCAATTCAATAACTCGAACACACGATATTGTACACCAGAACATAGAAGAATTCCTACCAGACAACACGATCCGATTGCCAGAGTTTGTTGTTCCTGAAGGTAGAAAAGATATTCAGGAACTAACACAAAAGTGTCTTGAGGGTTTAAAAAATAAAAACTTACACAACGAACCTGAATATGTTGCTCGGCTAAAGGAAGAGTTGCTTGTTATCCGCGACAAAGGCTTTGCTAAGTATTTCTTAACGATGACCGCAATCGCTGATAAGGCGGCTCAAGAGATGATGACTGGTCCCGGTCGAGGCAGCGCAGCAGGTGCTCTAACCGCGTATGTTCTTGATATTACTCAGGTTGATCCAATTAAGTACGGACTACTGTTCTCTCGCTTTTTAACAAGAGACGCAAAAGGTATGCCAGATATCGACTTTGACGTGTCTAGGCCAATGGAACTAAAGGAAGGGTTGGCTGGAGAGTGGGGCAAGTATTCTGTGGTTCCCATCTCAAATTATAATACGTTAAAGCTTCGCTCGCTCATAAAAGACATATCAAAGTTTTATAATATTCCTTTTGCGGAAGTTAATAAAGTTACAGGCAAGATGCTTCACGAGGCAACCCCGAGAGCAAAACAGAAGCACGGCATTAAAGCAGGTGTATATGCGCCAACTTTTGATGAAGTAATGGAGTTTTCGGAAAGCCTTCAAGGGTTCTTAAGGAAGTATCCGCAAATTAAAACACACGTCCTGACACTTCACGGTCAGATAAGGAGCATCAGCAGACACGCTGGGGGCATCTGTGTTGGAGAGCGCCTGAACAACTGGTTGCCATTGATCAATAGTGGTGGGACAATTCAAACACCTTGGACGGAGGGTCAAACAGTTCGTCACTTAGAACCAATGGGATTTATTAAATTTGATGTTCTTGGTATCTCGACACTTGAAATGATTGAGCAGTCCATTAAAAACATCTTGAGAAGGAAAAACAATATTGAAAACCCTTCCTTCGAGGATATGAAAGAATTTTATAACAAACATCTCCATCCAGATGTTATGGATTTCGACGACCAAGATGTTTATAAAAGTGTTTTTCATGACGGCAAGTTCGCAGGCACGTTTCAATTTACTCAGAAAGGTGCCCAAGACTTCTGTAAGAGAGCAAAGCCGACAAGCATCAAGGAGATTTCAAACGTCACAGCCATCTTCAGACCGGGACCCTTGATTGAAGGGGTGGACAAGTTGTATGTTGAGGCCAAGAAAGACCCAGCCAATATCAAATATATACACCCTGTTGCGAAAGAGGTACTTGAAGATACCTACGGCTACTTGATCTATCAAGAACAGATAGCCTTGTTAGCTCACAAGCTTGGCAAAGGTATTTCTCTGGACGAGGGAAATGTGCTTCGAAAGCTTTTGACCAAAAAGGGAACAGGAAAGGGTGCAAAGGAAACAAGAGAGATACGCAGCAAGTTTGTTGAAGGTTGCTTAGAAAAAGATATTTCGAAGTCTGCATCGGAAAAGCTCTGGCGTACAATGTCAGCGTTTGCTCAGTATGGATTCAACCTGAGTCACAGCATTTGCTATTCGATTATCTCCTATCAGTGTGCTTGGCTGTCACATTATTATCCCTCGGAGTGGATGGCAAGTTTTTTGGACAAAGAACCAGAGGGGCGCAAAGAGAAGGCAATTAACATTGCGAAATCATTAAACTTTTCTATCGAGCCCCTTAATGTCAATACATCTGGAATGACATGGCAAATATCAGATGACGGCCAAACACTCATTCAGCCATTGACATCCGTTAAAGGACTAGGAGAGAAAGCAATTGAACAAATCATCACACACAGACCATTTAACGCTATTGAAGAATTTCTCTTTAACGAAGAGATTGTATATTCTAAGCTCAATAAGAAAGCGCTGGACGTGTTGGTGCGCGCCCAAGCACTAAACTGTCTGATGGATTCTCGTTTTACGGGATTAAAGCATTTTTGGTCTGCGGTCGCAGTTGATAGACCGAGAACAGAAGATAAGTTTAAAGAGAATATTGAGTTATACGCCCCTGAAGGAGACTTCTCGGACGAGGAAAAGATTGAATATTTAGCATCTTTAACAGGTTCTTTTCCATTGGGCCTTGTAATTAGTGACAAGGTTAGGGACAAACTTGAAGAATATTGCGTCCCTCCGATTAGTGAATACGACTCGGACATAAGATTGTGCTGGGGGATTGTTCGCGAGGTTGAAAATAAAAAGACCAAGAAAGGTCGAGACTATTACCTCGTCAAACTTCTCGACGAAAGCTCTCAGGTCACAGTCGTAAAGTGCTGGGGCGTACAACAGCGCAAAGATAGATTATACGTTAATCGACCATATATGATAAGCCCAAAGTATGATGAAGACTGGGGTTTTAGCACGAGCGGTCGAATTAACAACAGTTGGAAACTTTTAGGTTAAAGGAGAAAGCATGAATCTTAAAATCTTTAGAATAAGAGAAGAGGCAAAACTTCCGCTGAGAGCGCATTTGACAGATGCTGGCATAGATCTTTTTTATTGCCCGAACAATGAAAAGAAATTGTATGATTGTACAAATGCATACCACATTCCACCAAAGACCTCGCGAGTAATACCGACAGGGATAAAGGTTGAAGTTCCTTACGGATATATGTTAGAAGTAAAGAACAAATCAGGCATTGCCTCTAAGAGACAGCTCCTAGTTGGTGCCTGTGTGGTTGATTGCGGATACAACGGCGAGGTGTTTGTAAACCTTCATAATGTCGGCCACGCAACACAAGTTCTAAGATCGGGCGACAAAATAGCGCAAGCGGTTTTACTGCCGGTTTCTTATTGCGCTATCGAAGAGGTCTTCGAGGACAATTTAAACCAAACTTCAGCGAGAGGCTCTGGGGGCTTTGGTAGCACAGGAGTTAGATAAATGACAAAAAAACTAGAAAGAAAAATGCGTCGGAAAAATTTAAGCAAGGCTCGGAAGCAGGTCGAGAAAGACATGAAAGATAAAATAAACATGTTTGATAAGCTGCCAGACTACTGTTTAACTTGTGAAGCGCCGTTTGACAAAAAAGACAGAGAGCAAGTATTTACTTGGAATGTTGTTGTCAATCGTCAAGAAGGGAATGTTCGCCTCTACTGTCCAACCTGCTGGCAAAAGGCCCAAGAAATTCTCGAAGACTTCAAGAAACACGTTGAAGAGAAGCAAACTCCCGACGCTTAATATTGGCGACCTTGTTGAAGTCGTTGCAATTGATGACTACCACACCTTTGGCCTTGTTGTTGAAATGCCATACCCCGCTGGCTCTGGAATTATGGTCTTCGATCTGAAGCTGGGGCGCTCAATTTGGTGCATAAAACAGGAATTAAAACTTTTAAGCTCAGTCAAGGCTTCTAAACAGGAACAAACTATTTAATAACATGAAACTTGATCTAAAAACAGCAATAATGATAGGTACTTTATTATTTACTATGTCAGGCTTTTACTACACGACGGTAAGCGACCTCAATGTTCTTTCTCTGAATATTCAGGCTCTAAAGTCAGAAAATAGAATGCAACAGCAGAGGTTGGATGATATGGATAAGAAAATCAGCAAAATGCGCAAGCAGATAAGAGACCTCAAGAAGAATAAATGATTATATTTATTATTTTCCAAATTTTTATTGGTTATCTATATGCCACTTGGCTTGAGTGGGCTATACACAAATATGTTTTGCACGGACTGGGAAAGAAGAAGGGCAATTGGTTCAACTTCCACTGGCACACGCACCACAAAACCTGCAGAAAGAATAAAAACTTCGATGAGAACTACAACAGATACTTATCATCGTCCGTCTTAAAAGAGATGACGGGCCTTTGTCTACTTGCTGTCGCTCACCTACCAGTTTATTTTGTTATGCCTTACCTGTACTACACTTTAATTTTTTGTTCAGTTAGGTACTTCTACATGCACCAGAAAGCTCACTTGGACGTTGAATGGGGAAAGGTATATCTTCCTTGGCACTATGAACATCATATGGGCAAAAATCAGGACGCCAACTGGGGAGTTACAACGGCTTTGTGGGACGCTATATTGGGCACAAGAATAAAGTAGGTTGAAGGTTAACGATCTCGTCACCTACACGCAGCTTGCGCACTACGGCGTCGGCGTCATAATCAAACTAAGCGAACCTACCATCGCATTCCCCTACCAGATAGCAACAGTTTACTTTTCAAGCGGCAGAACGGAAGAACTTGCAACAACTGTTTTGTCGCCAATAAAATCAAATAAATCTTGACACCCTTTTAATAATTTGTTATAGTATCTTATATGAGAATTTATAAAGGCGGAGAGCGCCACGAAGAGCAGATTAAAGAGTTGAAGAAAGAAATTAAGCACCTACAACAAGAGGTGGAAACACTCAAACAAAAAGTGCAATTGGCAGAAAGAAAGTGCGCCTGCCTTCGAAATAATCAAAAATTATCAGAAGAAAAGACTTGACACAGCCGCACCGCTGTGTTATTATAGAGGGACAAAGGTTAGAGGAATAGATGAAAGAAAACAATATCAACAAGCCGAGACACTATAATGTAAACTGGGAAGGGGACCAAGCAATTGAGACCTATACCTATATCCGTTCTTGGAAGATGGGCTATCCAGAAAGTAACATTATAAAATATGTAACCAGACATCCTTATAAGGGAGGGCTGGAAGACTTAAAGAAAGCTCGCTGGTACTTGAATAAACTTATTGAAGAAATGGAGGCAACCAATGGAAAAGACTAAGGTAATAACTCGTGAAACCCCCAACTTTGAATTGCTCGTTGAAGAGATTCGGGAGAGATTCCACGGCTGCGGTGGCAATGAAGAAAGTGAATCGCACTTGTGCAATAACAAACAAGATTTGAAGGAGGGCTATGTATACTTCTGGTCGAACAATAAAGATGTTGCAAAGTTGATTACGAGGTCAAAGAAATATATTTTAGAAGTAAGGGACATGGGCTACGCCGTACAGTTTAAGATGGCAAAAGAAGGCTTCCGAAATGTGACATCGGCATTCAAGGTGTCTTAGATGGAAAAAATTAAGGAAGCTCTGACATATGACGACGTTCTGCTCGTACCTCAATATTCAGAGATTGAAAGCCGTCAAACAATTGACATTGGAAATGAACTGAGTGACACAATACGCCTAGATCTTCCAATAATCTCAAGCCCAATGGACACGGTGACCGAGGTGGCAATGGCATCTGCTCTTGCCTCTAATGGTGGCCTTGGTATTGTCCATCGTTATAATACTATAGATGGCCAGT